TCTATGTTCGCCTTCATTAATTCACTCAAAGATATTAAACATATGTTACAGGACTTCCAACTGGAACAGTGTCGGCAGTTCCAGCTACACCGCTTCCGTTAAATGTATAACCTGTGCGTGGTTGTTGGAGAGCAACAGTAGAACCGTTGTTGACTACAGTATTAGAACCTCCGCGAATCTTGCGATGACGTCCTTTTGATTTTTTAGAATGTTTATGACGGCGACGGCGACCTCCTAATGTATTGTTTCCACCACGGTTTTCAAAACCTGGTCCACAGTCGCTACCCATATTAGAGTTCCAGAGAGCATTACCAGCATTGGCACCTCCAGGGTTAGAAAGAACGGAACCGCCGAAGCCGTATCCTCCTCCCTTTTTAATAGTTAATTTACGGTGACGGCGTCCTGCTATTTTTTTAGTGTGTTTGCGGGCCATTTGTATTTGAAAGAGATTCTATTATGGGCGTCCATGTTCCATCTTCATTCTGAACGCATTCTAATGTAAATACCTTACCTAGAGTTCTTAACTTTTTAGATAATTCAATTGTTCTCACACGCAAATAACCTACATCTGCTACTTTATATACATCAGGTATATCCGTAGCCACAATTTCGTATTGTAAGTTTTCGGTTTTCTTACATTCCGCAAAAACTCCTTTTTCGTTTTGGAAGTTATTGTAATATTCGTATCCTCGTATATCTTTCACATTTTCACGAAGATCAATCCTTCTCGTTTCAAATTGAGAAGGCGTATACAGTTCAAAGATAGATTTCAAGATTACCTGTCTTTCACTGAATGTTTTAGTAGAAAACAAATGAGTTCCATTTAACATCCACGCATCTGCAAGGTACACATGCGAAGGTGTGTATTCAACACGCAAAATAGTATCCTCAAAGCATCGTTCATCCCATACAACACGGACAACTTGTGGTGTAGGATTTTCTTTTCGTGGAACCCAAAGTGCCACAGGATTTGATTGTTCATCACGAGTGAGACACAACCAACCTGGAATTCCACCTCCTTGTGGAGCTTTTACCGCATAGGGACCAACGTTTCCCTGACGAGTAAGACGAACCGCAGGATCCCACTTATAAATAGTCTTTAACCTATTCATTACCTATTATAGCGGATAATGTTAAAATCATTGTTGGGTTTCACTTTTCTGACCTGTGAATCCTACGGTTCCTGTATTTCGTGTTTCTAATGGTGCAGGTGGTCCTTTTGGTTCAGGTTTACTGGTCTGGACAATAGGTGGAGGAATGTCGTAAGTTGGGACGGTCAATTTTTGTGGAGGAGGTTCCATAACAACAGGAGCAGGAGGAATGATAGGCGCCGAGACTACTTCGGGAACAATAGGTAAGGTAGGAGTTCGGTCTACATACACAATCTTTGGTTTAGGCGGTTGTATCATTCGCGATACCCAAAACACACCAATATGAAGAACCACGATGACTATGATTGTAGAAAATGCCAAGTAGACAATGTCGGAGATTTCCATGTTATTCTATAGAAAGTTTTGTAAGACCTAAAATTAAACATGAGCTCCACTGAAGAAGTCCCTGTTCCCGTCCCTGCACCCGTCGATGCCGTTGAAACTGCGGTTAAAACTGTCGCCGCTGCCCTCCCAGACTTTACTGATAAGTCTCAACTCGTTCAGTTCGTTATGAAGACCGTTGCTGAAGTCGAAACTGATCTTAAATTATCTGATGAAGAAAAAGCACAAAAGGTTGTTTCTCTCGTTCGTCAAGCAATTAGTTCTTCTGGTTTATCTGATGATAAAAAATCAGAATTATTGATTTGGTCTAATATGGCACTTCCTTACCTCATCGAAGCAATCGGAATTGTCAAAACTGAAATTTTGAAAGTCGAAGCAGTTGTCTGTGCTGATGTCCAAAAATGCTGTCCATCTATTGCTTCTCTTTTTAAATCGGCGTAAACAATTGATCATTTTCTGAAAAAGATCCGTTAGGGTATATTTTAACTGCAACTTCTTCAGAGTAATCTATTCTAGATAAAACATTTGGAAAAGGTTGTTGCTGAATTTTTACAACTCCGTCTTGATCTGTAGGTGAAACTGTTCTACAAGTCTTTTCGTGTAGATTTAAACACTGAAATCCACACCAAAGGAATGTTGTCTTATAAACTTTAGTTGGTTTAGGACAATTTGCAGGATTCAAATACGATAAGCGATACATTATATAAATAGTGTATCATCACTCTAAATATACATTAATCCCCAAGTAATTAAGAAGAATACAGTTGCATGTAAAAGAAGACCAAACCCTGTTGGAAGACCATTTTCAAAGACACGCATGGCAGTGTAAGGACCTGTCATAGATGTAATAAGACCATCTACGACTTTGAAAGTAATAGGATTTGCTAAAATATAGAAGAGAAGACCCTGAAAAGCAGAAATCTGAATTTTTTGTGAAGCAGTTGGACCAGCCATTTACTCTCTAGGTTGGAAAGTATTTCTTGTTGCCTGAATTGTCTCCAATAGTTGCGGTATTTTTACTAACATAAGTGGAATAGCACTTTCATCTCGTTTTGCAGGTTCTCTTACGTCCAATGGTTCTGTAACGAACATGATAGCCGTTAATAAGAATGTCTGTTTTGCTCGTGAATTGGAGGGTTCCCAACGAAGACAGTATAATTTAAATAAGGCATCCACATACGTATTTGTATTCGCATTAATTACATCCCAAATCATCCAAATTAAGTGTCTTGAATACTTTGAAGAGTAATATGGACTTTTGCGTTCTGCTACCACAACCTGTTGTTTTGTTCGTTTCTTTTGTTCCCGTGCGTATGTCAAAATCCATGCTAACCAATAAAATGCCCTTAAAGTATCTTTTGTCTGAATCGCAAAACAAAACTCATTAAAAGGTATTTTTAGTTCGAACGGGTCTTCTGCTTTCAGAAACGGTGTTCCAATCATCTGAGATGTTGCTCGTAAATTTTCACGAACGGTTTCAGGAAGAAAATCGTGTTCGGGTTTAATAGTTGGTAAAGTTATGGTCTTCTGCTTCTTTGCTATTGCCAGAACCGTTGCTACTTCACATACAATAATACGTGCTTCATCATGATTACGAATTTCTGTCATAGTATGAATGGTAAACATATTTTCAATTTCTGCGAATCGTTCATACTGATTTACTAAATAAGTAAAAATATTAGGACACGAACGATGAATGTACAAAGAAGCAGATTCAAAGAAAGTAGACCAAATAGAATGAACTAATCCTGAACATAAAAGTTCAAGTGTCCAATAACAAGCATAATCTGCATGACCTAATTGAATACTTTGAAGTAAAGACTTGTTTGCTAATTTTCGAGCATGACCCGAAAATGTAAATGTTTGAAAATCTACGACACTTCTTGTGTCGTATACCTGCATTAATTGTTGTTGATATAGATTTAGAAGGTGTAATACGCATTAGAACCGCCTGTTTGAGTTCCAGAATAAACTACTGTTATTCCAATTCCTGCTTGTAAGTAATATGTGTTGCTTCCAGCGTTAAATACGCCATTTGTTGATGTAAGTGTATAGTTCACAACCGAGTTATTCTTAACAACCCAATATGTTCCCTGAGGAGGAGTAGTGGAGGGGAAATTAATTGAAATACCAGTTGCAGTTGAAAATAAACTGTAATATGTTGAAGCATATGTAGTTGAAAGTGTTAAAGTAGAACTTGATACTCCAGAAACATTTAATGTAGAATTGATTGAACCACTCACACGAACATTACCAGATACATCAAGGGCATTCGATGGAGCCATACCTACACCAAGATATCGGTTTGAAAGATCTGCTTGAAGGGTTGGAAGAGAAGCAATTGTGGATGGAATTACAAGAGTATTAGAAGTTCCAGGACTGTAACCAGCATTGCTACCTATGTATATCGTATTACTGTAATTAGCATTTGTAGCAGCGTTGGTTCCGATTGCGATTACATTACTTGCTGTAATATTACTACCTGCTGTATTTGAACCAATCAAAATAGATGTTGCTCCTGTAATTACCGAGTTTGAACCTAAGGCAATATTTGATGCCGATCCTAAAACGTTCCATGATTGTCCACTTTTCGTAGAATCATATACACCACCAGAAGGAATAGTAACAAAACCTGGACCCCACTTAAGTGAATAACTATCTGCATTTACTGCACATATAAATACCCAATTTGATCCTACTTGAGTTGCTATATTTGCGGATGTTACAACTTGTATTGTTGCACTCGATACTACATAATAAGCAGCACTACCTGGAGTTAAACTTTGTATATTCCAAGAACCGTTTAAAATAGTTAAAGTTCCGGTAGATGAAAACGTTGTATTTATAGGTTTAATATATACTGCACCAGTTCCAGATACTATTCCACTTGTTGCTGTTCCATTCCATGTAACTACTCCACCTCCAGACGTTACCCAATTTGCATTCATCGTATTTGAATCAGCAGCTGCTAGTGTATTGATATCCAGAGCGCTATAACCAACCAAACCAGTTGTAGGATTATAGTTTAGAACTTTACTTAAAGTTAGATAAGCAGTTGAAGTAATTGTAGGGAGAGTAAGAGTTCCGCTGAGTGTTGTATTAGAAGATACGTAAAGAGATGGAGTTGTTATAGAAGTAGTTCCACGAATTGTTCCAGATACATCTAATTGATATAAAGGAGAAGTTGTTCCTATACCTAAGCTACCATTTGCATTCACACACAATGCTGTTCCTGTAAAGTCTGATCCCGAGTTACTATTTGTTTTGACTACAAGACCACTAACTCCTTTATCGTAACCAATACCAAATTGTGGAGTTATAGATGTACCACCGTAAAAAGCAACAACACTATTTGTATTTGTTGTTCCGTTGATATTCACACTATAACTAGAAGGTGTTGTAATTGTTCCAACTGTTAAGTTTCCGATAGATGTTAAGTTTGAACTTATTCGAGCATTTCCAGTTACATCGAGGGCATTTGATGGAACCATACCTACACCTAATTGTTTCAGACCCATATCGAGTTGAAGAGCGGGTACATTTGCCGCAGTTGAATAAACTAAAAACGTATTTGCACCATTTATATTTGTTGTAGTTCCTGGATTGCTTCCTAAAAATATACAGTTATTGTTAGAGATTTGAGTACTATAAATACCAGCATTATAACCGAACGCAATATTATTTGAACCAGTGTTATTTGATAATACATTAGAACCTATACCTATCTGATTATTTGCTGCATTGAAAACTGACTTAATACTGTTAAATGATACAATATTTTGAATATCATTACTATTTATATTTACAGTTGTTAACGCAGGATTACTAGACCATGTTGTTGTATTTACAGAACCTGGTGTAGTCCATGCTGCCGAACCGTTAGCATTAATAGAAAGAATTTGGTTTGTTGTTCCTATTGTGTTTGTCCATGGAACTCCGTTTATACTTGTTAAACTTACACTCTTAAATGTTGAAGAACAACTAACAACTAATGAAGTGTTTATTGTTACATTTGATAATGTGTTTGAAATAGCTGAAAAACTAGAAGCATTCAACGTATTTGTATTATAATTGTATGTTAAACCTCCATTTCCTGATAATCCACCAACAGCATTATACATAATTTGTTGATCAGAACCTGCTATACCATACTGAACCCATGAAGACCAGGATTCAGTTGGACTTCCAACAGACCAACGTATATAACTACTACTAAGTCCGTATGCTATTTGAGTCACTGGACCGCCAGTATAATCATACCAAGGATTGTGAGATTCAAGGTGATAATTTGGATTAGGTAAACCTAATACACTACCTAATTTAAAATCAATAGTGTTTCCTATACCACGACCTCGTATAATAGCAGGTAAATCAGAGTTTGAACGATTATCAACACTTGTTAAACGATAAACATAGTTTGAAGATACTAATGTTGAAGTACTGATCGATAAGAATGCAGTATTATAAAAAGTAGCACTTGTAGTATTACTAAGATTACTAAAGTTTAAATTGTTATAAGTAGTAATTGCACCGCAAATTGTTGTTGAACCTTGAAATAATACTGGACCTGCTACTGAAAGATTATTAGAAATATATACATTTGAAGTTGATATATTGTTTGTAATTGATAAACCTGAAAGCGATACAGTTCCTGGAACATATAAAGTTCCAACCGATAAAGTATTCACAACATTTAGCCCTTGAACGTATGCTAATCCTGAAACATTAAAGGTATATCCTGGTGAAATATTAGAAGATCCAATTGATACAAACTTATTACTTGAATCTCCGTATATAAGTGGAATACCGTTTGTTTGAGAATATACTATGAACGCATTAGAAACGTTTGATAATCCACCTGGATTGCTACCTAAAAAGATGTTATTTGAATAAGATGTAGATGGAGTTGAAGTAGCTCCAGCACTTATACCAAATGCGATATTGTTTATAGCAGGATTGTTTACTAATGCGTTTTGACCTAACCCTATTTGACCAGATATTCCTACAAAAATAGCACTAACGTTATTAAATGTTGAAATTCCTGATAAGTTGTAACCACTAAGATTTACTGATGTAACTGCTGCATTTGATGCCCAATTAGAAATACCAAGAGTACTAGGTGCTGCCCATGTTATTCCTGTATTTGTGTTATTCACAGTAAGAACATAACCAGCGGTTGGTGTTGTCCAATTAAGACTATTCATAGATGCAAAACTTAAATTATTAAAAGCTGTTTGACCACATACAGTAAAAAGAGTATTAACGGTTCCTGAAGAAATACTTAATGAACTAACTGTAATAGTTGATTGAATTAAAGCACTTGAAACGGTTAAGTTACTAATAAGTACATTTGGAAATCTAGCAGTTCCTGAAACATCAAGAGCATTTGATGGAGTCATACCAATACCAAGATAACGGTTTGATAAGTCTGCCTGTAATGTTGGAACTCCACTTGATATAGAATAAAGAATAAACGTATTTGGTTGTGGATTTATGTAACCTGGATTACTTCCTAATAAAATAGAATTACTATATTGATTATTTGAACCTGCGTTTGTACCAATCGCAATAACATTTCCTACATTACTTACTCCTGTTCCTGCATTTGAACCTAAAAACACGGCATAAGATCCCCTATTATTCGATCCAGCATTTTGCCCTATACTTATTACATTTGAACCGGATGTAGCATTATTTACACCAGCACCTTGACCTATAAATATACCTGCTAAACCAGAGTTATTCGTTCCTGCATTA